GTTGGGAATTTAAATTCACTCATATAATCTTTATTTAATTAAAACGTTGTTATCACTTATACATATACAAAATACAAAAAAGCTTGGCGTGAGCCAAGCAATTTTTGATAATTTATGTAATTGTTTCTTAGAAATTTAAGATACAGTAATCAGGTTGAACTGTTAATTGTAGTTCTACTGCTGCACTTTCATCATCCCAACTATAATCTCCGAAATTAGCTTCAGTAATCATAGCTCCTTTGATAATCCATTCTGAAACGATATCACCTACAGGTCCTAATACGTTCATAGTTAAATCCTTTTTATAGAAATCACTATAACCATCTCTACCAGTTACTGATTCATGGTGTAATCTAACCCATTCCATACATGCTTGTGCACCACTTGGAGTAATTGGATCAAATAATGTCATTTGAATTGTATTCCAAAGTGTTTTACCTTTTACGTATCTTGCAACGTTGATATGGTTCAATTGAACTGTACCTTGTGTTAATGAAACGGCTCCCATACCTTTAATTTGGTATGAAGGGATTCCATCTACATACAGTATAAACCTATTCTTTTGTTTAGGTTCGAATGCTGTATAAAATATTTCGTTTGGGTCTAATACTGCCATTGTTATATATTTTTATTATAAATATTGTAATTATTTTTTTTATTCAGGAAATGTTGCTCCAGTTGGTAAAACATTGAAATCTAAAATAACGAATTCCGCTGTTTTGGTTGGTTGTAAGAAAATCTGACCTACTAGCTCATTTCTATCAATTACATCCGGTGTATTGTTTGTAGCATCCATTACTACTTTAAAAGCATACAATCCTTGTCTTTGTTGTACTGATTCTAAGTATGGGTTTACATTTGCTAAGAAGTTGTTTCTTGTTGCATTTGTATTTTGTTCAAATACTAAGTTATCTGATACTTGTGTTATATATCCTTTAAGTGCAATTAATAATCTACGCACATTTACTCTATCTAAAGCACTTGCTCTTTTCTGTAATGTTTTTTGTCCAAATACTACAACTCCACTTCCTGGGAATGTTGCTATTGGATTAACATTTGCTTCGTATAAAGTATCTCTATTACCTGATGTTAATTTTCTTTCTGCTCTAACTACACTTCCCAACGCTCCTCTAAGCAAACCTGCTGGTGCGAACCATGGGTCTGATGATGCGTCTGTAAATGCGTATACTGCTGGAATATACGTTGAAGCTGGCGCCCAAACGGTTTGTCCAGTACCTGCGTCGACTGTTTGAAGCCATGGCCAATACGTCGCGGCATATGAACTATCATATTTTGTTGCTTCTGTTGTAACTGTACCAATTGATGCGTTAAACGCTACAGCATCAATTACTGCTATACAATCTGTTCTACCTTGTGCAAGTGTTACTAATTTTGTAACTGTACTCGAATGGTCTTGAGAATTTAATCCTGGTGCCGTAATTACATTAAATTGATAATCATCTGAATTGCTCAAAAGATTAATTGATTCTGTGTAATTAGCTGGAGATAAACCTTGTATATCTGCTGCACTAATGTTTTCGTTAAATAATGCTGTTCTACTTCCAAAATTAACACCTGTAGCATTGTTAAATGAACCTGATTGTACTATTGGTAAACTACCTGTAAATACTGTTTTTGCAGTTCCATTATTGTCAAAATATTGTGGTGTAGGTAAGGTTACTGAGTCTACATAAATGTAAGCACTTCTTTGTGGATAATTACCGTTAGTTTTAACAAAGTAATCTGTTCCATCCTGTTCTACTGTATAATATGTGTCACCAATAACTTTTGCTACATAATTTACTGCAGTTGGGTCTAATGATAAGTTATTATATGTTTCTAATACTGCTCTTGATGTTGCAGTATCGTTTCCTCTTCTTACTAATAGTGAGAATTGACCTGATGCCGTGTTTACAGATGCTACTTCCCATCTAATATTTTCTGCTGTACCTTCATTTAAAGTACCATTAGCTGAATCAACTGCCTGGTAGTTATTCATGTTAGCACCTTCAGATATTGTTTTAATTGTAAATGAAGCGGTTGCGTTTAAATCTGCGTTTGTAAGTGTAAATTGTGCATCTGTTCCACCAGCTACTGTTGCCCCTAAGGATTGTGATGAAAAAGTTAATACCTCTCCTACTACATAGTCTGCACCTACAGTTGTAACTTCAATTGAAGAAACAGTACTTAAAGTTGCATCATTTGCTTGTGCAGCTAATTTAATTGTAAATACCGCACCTGCTCCTGCAAGGTCTGTTGTAGGTGTTAGAGATGGGATTGATGTATTTCCTGTACTACCTGTAATGTTTAATGATGCCGCATCTTTAATTGAAGACAGTAATACGTTTTCACCTGATGCTATGGTACCGTTAGTTAAGCTACTAGGAACATCTGAGTTTGCTGGAGTAAAAGAACCTGTAACAACACGTGTTACTAGTAATGATTCTCCACCTTGTGCAAAGTAATTCCTTGCTGAGATAGAATTTAAATATGTGTAAAATTGAGATCCACTTTCTACTGATGAACCAAAAATTGCTTCATATTGAGAAAAAGTAGACACCGCGGTTGGTATTCCAACTGGTCCTTTTGTTGCTGGGCCAATAATAGCGGCACCAAAAGTAACAGGTCTAGCGCCAATAAACGATTGGTCATTTTCCCTTGCTAATACACCTGGAGATAATAATGTTTCTGCCATTGTCTAAGTATTTGTTATATTGTTTTGTTATAAATATTAAAAATTATTTCAAAAATTAAGTTATTGGTGTGAATTCACCTTTATCTAAATCTATGTTACCAGTACCATACTTATCTTCTAATTTTTTGGCAGTTTTGTTTTGATCTTTAGATAATTTATTAAATTCCTCTAACAACTCTATTTTTTGTTTTTTTAAGGCATCAATCCTTATTTCTACTGTTCCTAACCCACCAATTATTTCATTGTTTCTTACTTGAAATTCTTGAAGAGTATTTATTTCTTCCTTTAATAACTTTTTAACTTTCATATTAACATTTTTAATTTATTATAAATATATAGAAAATTTCTCAAAATTACATTCTTGTGCGTCCATCGTTTGTAGGATTTAATATTACTTTAGTATCATTTAAATTACTAACTGCCTCTGAAGTAATACTTATCTTTGCTTTTGAATTGTATATTTTAGTAGAATTTAATTCTTTTTGGATTGTGTCAGGTAATATATACCCTCGCATTCTAATATTAAATGTTCCTTTTACTAATCGATCCTTACCTTGTGTTAATTCAGTTGTTGTACTGAAGCTATCTATGAAGGCTCTAAATTGAAACCTTTCAGGATTACCCCAATATGCGTCTGAGGCATACTCGCATGATTCAATTATTTTATTTAATTGTTCCATGTAATAAGTTTGAACTAATACACTATATTCCAAATTAACATAATCGGGTTGGGCTACTACGTGGTATCTTTCAACTGGTTTCCTGTTATTTAAAGTTCCAAAGTTACTATAGAAGTTTTTTGGACTAAACTGTTTAGACCAAACTCCATATAAGTTAGGTTGGTTTGCATCTAATTTATTTGCTACCGATCTATCTTTTGTTAATGAATCTCTTTTAATTACTATAATAGGAAGCATGATTGCTCCCGCTTTATCCCTATAATACCCATCACGTTGGAAAGATTTCCATCTTTCAGGTGCACCATATATTACGGGTACTTCTCTTCGTTCACCATTTTGATAAACAAAAGGTTTTATCATATTGTTAAAATAATAAAATACCGCTTCATCTAAATCCTGTATGCCGACAGAATATTGTTTTGTATCATCACCTTTAAAACTCATCTGCTTAGACCTATTAAAGTCAATGCCCGTTTCTGTGTAATTTGGATTTGATGGTACAATTGCAGAATTAGGGTTACCTTGTTCTCCTCTGCCTTCTATGCCTTCAAAGGCAGTTTGTTTTTCCTTACTAATTGCACGTTGGGTTTTTGGTACTGGTTTTCTAGGTTTTGCCATTACATTCTTTCTATATATGGTGAGATTGCTGCTTTATCTGCAGGAATATAATACGTTGATACTAATATTGAAATATTGTTACCAAATTGATGTAATCCAGGATTTAGTGGGTTTGGTGTACCATCTGAATCATTATTAGGGTAATCAGGGTTTTTACCTCCCCAATATTGGTTAGCAATTGTGCTCTGTACTCCATAATATTTAGCTTCATATAAAACGATATCCCCTACTCGAGGTACTACATCTTTATCTACTAAATCATCTCTAAAAAAGTAAAAATTAATACCCTGTTCAAATAAAACTCCTTCACCTGCTTCTGGGTATTGTTCGTCTCCTCTATCTATTAAAACATTAAATAGAAAAGGCCCATTATAATATTTTTCTTCAGCTGCTTCGCCATAGATATTTACTTTGGTTTCTTCTAATTTAAATTGATATAAGGCACATTGTTGGGTAATAATATTACCCATTAATTCTCTATTAAACTTTCGCATAAGAGAAACATCCCTTTGTCTAGTGTACATTGCCATATTACGCGATATAAATTGTATACGGAACCTTCTGTAGTTCCTGCATTTTAGATTCTCCTTCTTGTGCTCTTCTTTCTAATGAAGCCATTCTTGAGGTTTCATCTAAGTAAGTTCTTAATCTTTCTATTAACGCTGTTTTTTCTGCTGTTGCCGCAGCTATTAAATCTGATTGGTTTAAAACAACATCTGCATTTGGTATTGGTATGCTACCATATTTACCTCTTACATACCCTAACATCTCTTTAGATAATGATAAAGTATATTCAAATATCCATTGACGCCCTACACTGTTAATCTCATTATAATTAGGGTTTGTAAAATTAGCATTTGACACATTAGTAACTCTATCTGCTGACTGCATTACTGAACTTTGTATTCTTTCATCTCTTAAGATATACTCAAACCATATTTTAGGTGGGGTATTTATATCAAAATTTTGGTGGTTTGGAATTGGAAATACTCTTAAATTATCGTTTCGGATTTCGAATGAGTAATTGTTTCTTCTAATAGTTTCACTCATTTCAATTTGTTGAATAACAGCAATTTCATAGTTTAAAGGAGCCATTAAGTATCCTCCTTCAGCACCAAATCCACCTATGCCCATTATACCGGCAGCCATTACTCCACCAAATCCAAAGCCTTCACCTGCTCCTAACATGCGACCCGCTGCAGGATAAGGATTTTCATAAAATACTCTTTTTACTTCTAAACCATGCATGTATTCAGATCCTGTAAGGCCGCTTGCAGACATAAAAGTTGTAAAGTTATAATCTTGTACACTAGATGTTAGAGTAAACGAACCTGAATAGTATGTTACATTACCCCCACTACCTGCTTCTTCTCCATATTGTTCTGATAGTCTAACTATTGGTTCAAAACTCGGTGTTATAACCGCAGTATTTAAGTTTGATGATGTTGGTAACCCCTCAAGAGACAATTGATTATCTCGTATTTTATATGCGTAAATCTCGTTACCATATGTGGTTACAGCCTCCTCAAAGGCAGTAAAAAACGATCCTGATTGGAGTTCGATATCTACTAAAGGGTAACCTAATCTTCTAGCACAAAAATCTGCTACTTTTGGAGCATCACTTACAAAGTTAGTGTTAGCATCATAAAACCCAAAGGGGGTTTCATCAGAGTCTGGTGTATATGTACTTGTCCCGCCCCATATTGGTATGTTCATATTATGTTTTTTAAGCTATTGATATGTGTTATATGTTTATAAATATGAAAAAAGTTCGTTAATCTCTAAAGGTTTGATAAACCTTAAGGATAGGTGAAACTATTTCATGTCTATGGTTTTTTAATAGAGTAGAGGTTCTAAATCCTTCTACATTTTCTTCTATTCTAGATAGAAATGAAAAACCAGTTTCTCGTTTATCTTTTAAATCGATTTGAGCCATATCACCACATATCACCATTTTAGAACCTTTACCTAATCTTCCGATTACAGTTTCCATCTGGTTGTGGGTAACATTTTGTGCTTCATCTACAATAACAAATGCTTTTAAGAATGTTCTACCCCTCATAAATGCAAAGGGTACAATTTCTATATTACCATTTTCTATTTCTTTTTCTATTTTTTCTTGACTATATAACATATGTAAATTATGATATATAGGTGCTAACCAGGGATCCATTTTCTCTCTAATATCTCCAGGCAAAAAACCTATGTCTTCTTTGGATACTGTAGGTCTTGTAATAACTATTTTATCTACTTGTTTTGTAAATAGCATATCTAATGCTACTTGTGTTGCTACTAAGGTTTTACCTGAACCTGCCATTCCCTTAAGCACCGTTATTGGTGAATCTATAATTTTTGCTTTAGCTTCCTTCTGTTCATCGTTAAGCTGTACGTTAAATTTGATTGGGTTTTTAGGTCTTCTCTTTTGAACGAATACATCATCCGTGTGGTGTTTCTTTGGCATATAATAACGTTTTGGTTTATTATAAATATGAAACAGATAAAAAAACCCGACCTAAGCCGGGTTTTAATAAATATGTATTTGATTTTAATTCTATAAATTATAGAGAATCTAAACCACTTACAAGGATTTTTCCATAAAATTCTGGACGAACCATTTTCTTAGCATAACGAGTAAGTAAACCTTTTCTCGGTGTGAAAGTTTCTGGGTCATAAATTAATGGAGTCATGATTAATGGAATGTATGGAGCAAATACTGCACCTGTTTCCAAGAATTGAGCACCTCTGAATCCTAATAGGATCGTGTTTTCAGTCATATATGGATTTTTGTACACTTTGTAACGTCCATTTAATTGACCAACTTTCTGTACACCAAATGCGTAAGAAGCTTTAGAAGCATCACCATCAGTATCAGCAGCAAATCCTGGAATTGATTCCATGATCGTTCCTACAGCTGGAGAACATACTAGGAAGTTTGCACCACCTCTTAATGTTTTCTGGTGAATAATATTACTTAACTTTTGGATTTTAGTTCCTAATGTTTGGAACCATTGTCCTTGAGAATTGTAAAATCCTAAACTTGTAGCGCTAACACCACCTGCAACTGTAATAGATTGGTTGTTAATAGCAGACCATACTTCCGTTCCAGCGGCAGCATTGTCAATTAACATACCAAGAATTTCCATATCAATTTCTAATGAAATATACTCGCTTAAGATTGAAGTTAATTCAGCTTCAGCATCTAATGCATGGTATGCATTTAAATCCTGTGCAAATTCTGGTGTCCAAACTGCTTTCAATTTTCTAGTTTTAGCAACGATTGCAGATGATTTCATCTGTACATTGATTTCTGGAATTGTAATTGAAGGTGAATTTTCTCCATTTGGAAGTGGGTTACCATCTTCAAAATCTCCTCTATCTCTATCAGTTGGTTGGATTTGGTAAACAACAACTGCTTGTGCATTTGCTGAAGCATATCCTGCTGCAAAGTTTGAATTATCAACGACAAAAGTTATATTTGCACCACCATCATACTTTGTGAAAGCTGATACTTGTTGTCCTGCTGTTGATTCTTTATATTGATCTCCTGCTACTGAGGCAGAGAAAAATTGAAATGCTGCTACACCTTCTTTATCTACAAATAATAATGAAGCAGTTGGTACTGTAATTTTTGATAAAGTACCTGCTGCGATTGAAGCTGAGTATGCTGAGTCAAAGTTTGCATCTGACCAAGTTGCTACTGATACTGTCATTGAAGCCGCTGCTGTTAACGATTGTGTATTCGCGATTGAATATGAAAAACGTCCTGCACCATATAATCCACCTGTTGCTTCGTTACCGAAAGGTGCTGTTGGTGCTGATGAGTTACCATATAATGAATCTCCTTTTCCGAAAGGTGTTTTATCACTTCCGTATTGGAAATCTAAGAAAAATACTAGACCTGAAGGTAAGTTCATTGGTTGAACTGAAACGAATTCTTTCGCTGCAATTTGTCCAAATACTTTTCTTACCAATGGTAAAGCAACTCCTGCCCACTGTCCACCAGTGTTAACACCAGTTTGTGAAGTAAACGATCCTGCTCCAGCACCACCACCTGTGTTAGATGATTCTACTACTAATTGTTTTGCTTGGTTTTCTAAAATGATACCCATGTTGTTTTTGTTGGCACCACCTAAGCCTTCTAAAAGACCTGTTTTTTCCCATTTGCTAGATAATCTAGCCGCATCAGACTGCATAGACTGATATGGGTTTGCGCTTTCTAATAATGAATTTAAGCTCATGTTTTTGTTTTTTAAATTTTAATAATTGTTTTTAGATTAATCCCGCTAACTTACGCATACGGTCATACACCTCATTTGATTCAAGGATTGGTTGTTTATTTGCTTTTGGTTCTAAACCACTAGCTTTTGAAGCAGAACCCATTTTAACTGATTCACTAATTCTTGAAGTTGTAATTGTGTTTACAATTCCTTCATTTAATGTTTCATAAATAGTTTTTGCTTGATTAACATCCATTGCTTTATCAAATGCTTTTAATACCTTAACTTTTTTACTTTCAGTTAAGTTTTTTGCTTTGAAGATTTTATTAGTATAAAGTAACTTAGCATTTAAAAGATTAACTTCTTGAAGTTCTTGTTTAAGTTCTTCTAATTCACCCATATCTTTTTCTTCGCTACGCATCGCTGCTCCTGCACCTGCTCCTAAAGCTTGCAACATTGCTTTTGCTTTTGCTGCTGCGGGTCCTGCTGCTTTTGCTAATTTAGTTAACGAGTTTACGATGTTTTCTAATCCACCAGCTGCTGCGTTTACTTTAGCATCTTCATCTAAATCATCTCCTGCATCCATTCCTTCTTTAAAACGGTCTGCTTCAGTTTCTTCTTCAGGTACGCTGTCATCTTCGTCTTTGTGTCTCATGTCAGGGTCTGACATTTCTTCATCAAGTTCAATAGCAACATCTACGTCTTCGTCTTCAACATCTACGTCTTCAACTTCTACGTCCTCTTCTGCAAATTCGTCGCCCGGCTCGATTTCTCCAGCTGCAACCATGTCTTTAATAACATCTTCGATGAATGATTTTAAGTCGTCTTCTGATAGGTCTTCTAGATCAACGTCTTCGTCATCTATTTCACCTTCGTCTTCTTTCTCATCTTCCATACCATCTACGTAGCCTTCTTCTTCTTCATCAGAAGCTTCGTCTTCGTCTAACTCAATTTCAGCTAATAATTCGTCAAGGTCGATTTCTTCATCAATCTTTTCGTCTTTTTTAACTTCCATTTCTTTAACTTCTCCCTTGTCGGATTTTTTTACTTCTTTATCTTCTTCATCATCCATTTCCTGCAATTTAGCAGATAGTTGATTTTTAAGGTAAGGGGTAAAAGCTTCCTCTAGGGCAAGTTTTGCATTCTCGATGGCAGTGTCTTTAACTGATTTAGCATCGGCGATTGCTTCTTTTAACAAATCTCTGTTGTTTGTCATAATAATCCCAAAATTTAGTTTGTGAAATACGGCTATTAAGAACCGTAATAGAAATAATAATTGTCCGTGTCATATAAGATACTCATGACACATTGCAGTCATACATATGTGACCTTTTGTTAAAAATACAAAAGACGCTCAAGTGAGCGTCTAATGTTTTAATCCATCGGTAGCGTCCGAAGAAATGTGGTTTATGTTATGGGACATGACCCTTTTGAACAAAGGATTTCATGTATTATACTATTTACTTTTGTGTAATTATTTTGTGGTGCTTCTATGCCTTCTTTAATCATATGCATGTAGGAACCAGGATTTGATGGTGTTGAAACAAAGTCCCAACATAGTAGTTCAAAATCATCTTGAACTTCCATTACACCTTCTCTATTTTCCTCTAATGAGCCCATACCACGAGATGATACTCCTACTGTTACACCATTACCTACGAGTGCTTTTAATATATTTCCAGCTGGAGTTGGCAGTACCTCTATCTTACCGATAATGTCGTTGCCTTCCCACCTGTAACCGCTTATAATGTGTGATACATTTTGTAAATTTACTACTTGTGATTCGGGGTGGTCCAATTCTCCCATTGAACGTCTTTGTTCAATTAGTTCAGAATATTTATCCATTTCTCTTTCCCACAATTCCTTAGAATAATATCTACCGTTACCGTTTTTAACTTCACAAGTAGCTAATATTCCCTCAACAACCATATTCCCATTTTCCTTATTAACACTTTCAGTTAATACGGTTGGGGTATAGTTAATTGTATGAGTTTCTATTAATAGCTTTCTCATGTTTATTTGTTTAAACCATAAGCTGAAGTTGACTGTCCTACTTTTTTAGGATCACGTTCACCTGCTGGCCCTTGTGTTGGGTTATTTTGTCTGTTCCAAGATACAGCATCCATTTCATCAATATCCTCTACTTCATCTACCATTTTTGATGGTGAGTAACTTTTACCGCAAGATTTTTCGTAGATTCTTTCCATTTGAGATTTTTTCTTCTCTAACGCCTTAATGTCCTTAGCCATTTCTTTTAATTTAGTCTTATCCATTAATTCCAACATATTTTCGTCTTCATTAATTCCTGATAGTCTATCTTGTTTTTCACTAATGTGGTTAGTTAAAAATTCTAATTGAGCTTCCATTTTTACAGCTTCTGCTTCAGCTCCAATTTCTGCTAATTTAGCATCTATTGAATCTTTTTTAGGTTTTTTAGCTTTTTTATCTTTACCCGCTTTTTTCATAGATTCTTCCTTATCTCCATCACCATCAATATCCATAAAATCTGGTTTAGGAGCTTCATCCATTGGTAATTTTTCTTCTTTATTTGACTCCGCATATAATGAAGCATGATATTGAGAACCTGCTTGGTCTGCTTGAAACCCATCTTCAGCCATTATTCTTCTAATTTCTCTACCTGATTGTGCAGCTAATGAATTTGGGTTTCCTGATGTTACTACACCACCTAATCCTTCTTTAATTAATTTTTTAAATAAACTTTCTTTAATTGGTTTCATTTTTGTATCTCCTTTTTTTAATTTATCACTGTATCCACTACCTCCGTAGGTTTTACCTGAATTTTCTTGTACTTCTGCTTCTGTATATCCTATGCCTACTCCAAATTGGCCATTCTTAACATATGTTAATGGGTCTTTTGCTAGGTTTTTTATTACTTTTTCTTGTGCTTTTTCTAATGATAAAGATGGGTCTTCTTTAAGTTCAAAATAAACACCATTCATCATTTCTTGGGCATTAACATTATTAATGTTATCCTCTTTTGGTGAATAGTCGTAATTACGATCTTGAGTGTTTATTACTGTTTTAGATGTTTCTTTAGCATCCGCTTTGATAGCTTCATCTTCCTTTTTTGTATTAACTTTTTCATCTTTGTTAATAATAGGTCTTAATGATTTTGCCTTTTCTTCATTAACAAAATCTTCATACTTATTTTCCCAAGCTTGTTTATTTGGGTTGAAGTCTTCTGATGTTAATTGAACTAAAGGTTGTAAAGTAACAATACCTCCTAATTCTTCATTAATCATGCTTCTACTTTTAAGTATTTTTTCAGCATCACTATAAGAAGTAATATTAGATATCATATCCGGAAATGTTCTTTTAGCTTCTTTTAAAAATAAATCCTTACGGCCTTTACCTTTTTGGATTAAATTGTATTGTTCTTGTAGTGTTTTCATATTGTTATTTTTCTAATAATGTTTTAATGTCCTTAATAAAATCCTTAATTAAATCTGTACCTGTTACTACTGAGTAGCTATTAGGGTTTTCCCTATAATATTTTATAGTTTCTATTTTTGCTTGTCTTAATGGTTTTATCAAAGACTGTAATTCGTCTTCTATTTCATTAAAGGCATTAACTCTTTCCTCTTGGAATTTTAGTTTAGCCTTATCCTCATCCTCTCTTATCAATTTATAATTATACATATTAATATAATTTTTTTACTTCAAGTCCTGACCCTTTCTGAACGAATGTGCCATTATTTTTAGGAACTAATTTATATTTAAATTGCTTTACATATGCATTATCTTTAACGCCATCTTCTGTTGCTTTAGGACCAGGTCCTAAATCTTCTCCAGGTTGTTCTGCTGATTCATCTATAATATTAAAATGGTTTGGTAGATTTTTTTGGAAAGTTTTTATATCTTCTCTGTTAAAACCTAACATTTGCTGGTTCATTACATTTAGATATACTCCTCTACCTGCACTTTCTTTACCGGTATATGACCAATACCCTTTGGTAATGTTCATATCATCGTACTTTATGTTCCGGTCTACTTCAAAGCTTGGATACTGAGATTCATCTTCTTTCACTACAGTATATCCTAATTCGGTATATGCTTCATCATCAGCTTTAGCACCTTTTTTTCTAAAAGCATATGGTGTTAAATAACCACCTGCTCCACCTGAGGTAGACATTTCTTCTA